AAGGCTCTATGTTCTCAAAAGAGATATGTTTACATGTACTATGTGTAATCAGTATGGTAGTCAAGTTCATGCACATCATAATTATTACGAAAAAGGTAAAAAGGCTTGGGAATATCCGTATTCTGCATTAATAACGTTATGTGATAATTGCCACAATGAAGAACATGCAATTGAACATGATATAAAAGAAGAGTTATTTTTAGCCTTCAAAAAATCAGGTTTTACAAATCATAGTTTGATTCATATAATTACTGGACTTAAACTATTAAAAGAATTACCAGCATATCCAAGTTTAACAGCTTCTGCAATCGGTAATATGTTTGCAAGTAGGAATGATTTCAGAGCAACTTACGAAAACTTTAAAACCGATGGCTCAAGATAAAAAATCATTTTTACTTTATTGTGACTTACTTCCTACGGTATCAAAAATGCCTAACGATAAAGCTGGAGAGTTGTTTAAACATATACTTAGCTATGTAAATGATGAAAATCCAGAAACAAACGACTTAATAATTCAATTAGTTTTTGAACCAATAAAGCAACAACTAAAAAGGGATCTTGTTAAGTACCAGAATGTTAGGGAAAAAAATAGTTTAAACGCTCGCAAGCGATGGGATGCGACCGCATGCGAACCGATGCCAGTTGATTCGAAACATGCCGATACAGATAATGTAAATGATACAGATACAGTAAAAGAAGAAAATAAAATATTTTCTTTTGACGAGTTTTGGGAATTGTATCCAAAAAAAGTTGCTAAAGAAAAATGCAAATCAAAATTCAATAAGCTTTCAAAAAATGATTTGCAAAAGATTAATGACACGATAAAAGATTGGGTAGCTTTCAAACCTTTTGCGACATACAACCATCCTAATCCAGAAACTTACCTTAACCAAAAACGATGGAATGATGAAATAAAAAAAGAACCAGTAAAGCCAAACCCATTGGCGCCAAGGCCAAGTTCAAATCCTATCAACCCGTATGACGCTTTTAGATAATGGAAATTAACGGGTACGAGATCGATGAATACAATGTTTACGGGATAAAGGCAGGCGCAAGTACTAGCACATGTCCAGAATGTTCAGCAAGCAGGAAATATAATCCTAAGCAAAAATGTCTTTCTGTATTTTGGGATACTGGACTAGGAGTATGTAATCATTGCGGAAAAACGATCCAATTACACACGTACAAAAAGAAAGCCAACGTAGTGAATTATAAACGCCCTGTTTTTGTGCCTATTTCTAAGCCATACAGCGACAAATTTACTAATTACCTATGCAATACACGTAAGATAAGTTTAGAGGCTTTAAAATCGCTTAAAATACGTGAAGTAAAAGAATGGATGCCACAGACAACGCAAGAAGAAAATTGCATTGCATTCGATTATTTTTTTAATGATGAGCTGATAAATACAAAATTCAGAGATGGTAAAAAGAACTTCAAACTTGTAAAGGATGCAGAGAAGATTTTATATAATCTCGATTCGGTTAAAAATTCAAACTATGTAATTTTTGTAGAGGGTGAAATTGATGTTGCAAGCTGGTTAACAGCTGGTAAAAAATCGGCTGTAAGTGTACCAAATGGGTTCACTAAATCAGGCAAAGTAAACATGGATTACCTAGATAACTACGTACATATTTTTGACTCAATCGAAACTATTTACATTGGGGTTGATGACGATGAAGCAGGAAGAAATGGGAAGGAAGAATTAATCAGGCGGTTTGGTATTGAAAAGATTAAAATAATTTCTTACAATGGCCTAAAAGATGCAAATGAATGCTTAGTAAAGGCAGGAGTTGAGACGCTATTATCTTGTTTTGATAATGCCAAAGAAATACAAATTTCGGGCGTATTTACGGCAAATGATTGTAGAAATGAAATACTTGATAGGTATCGAAATGGCCAAAAAAGAGGTACAACAACATACTTTAAAAAAATAGATAACGCTTGGACGTGGCGAGAAGGGGAAGTAACTATGTGGACTGGTTATCAAAACGAAGGTAAAACATTGATGTTGTTACAGTTGTGTTTGATAAGAGCGTTTAAAGAAGGCGTAAAAGTGGCCGTATTTTCACCCGAAAACATGCCAAAGGCTGATTTTTTTAATGACTTGATTGAATCAATAATTGGCAAAAGCGCAGACCCATACTATCAAAATAACTACATGAGCGAAAACGAAATATTATTTGCGCTGGATGTGATTGATAGGTACTTCTTTTTGATCTATCCAGATGATAATTTCAAACTAGAAAACATACTAGAAAAAACGGCCTTTTTAGTAAAAAAGAATGGTATTAGAACTCTTGTAATTGACCCGTATAACACCATTGATCATCATATGGATAAGGGTGGTAGAGAGGATTTGTATATTTCAAAATTTATGAGCCAATTAAAAAAGTTTGCAGTTGAAAAAGATATATCGGTTCAATTGGTTGCACATCAAAATACTCCACGGCCAAACGATAAAGACGAAGGAAGATATTTTAAGCCATCTTTAAATAACATAAAGGGCGGAGGTACGTTTCCAGATAAAGCCGATAATGTTGTAATAGTTTGGCGCCATAATCGTGCAATTGATTTTAAAGACCCTCAAGTAACATTTGAGAGCCAAAAAATTAAAAAACAAAAATTAGTTGGTATTCCTAATTTGGTTGATGATATTATCTTTGATATTCGCAAGCAACGATATTACATTGATGGGTTCAGTCCAATTGATGAAGTAGATCAACTATTTACGCCTAGCAAAAACCAAATAAGAGAAAACGATCAAATAATTGATTTGGATTCTGGTTTAGTATTCAGCACAAACCCTTTAGACTTAGCAGCAAAAAGAATACATGGAAGTGATACACCACCATTTTAAATTAGAACTATGTTTGTAGAATACGAAAAAGAGAAACCGCCAAAATCAGGAGAATATTTTGTAAAAGGCAAGAAAGGGTATAAGGAGATCCTTTGGTACGATGCAGAAAAAGACGAATGGGAAATTGGAAGCAATGCAAGTAATTATTTTTCAAATGGAAACATCCAATGGCTGAAAGAATGAAGAAAAAGAGACTAATTATAAAAGCAATTAAGGCATTAAAATCAATTTGGGAAAAGGATAAAATAAATGTAAAATGAAAACAACGGCAGAAAAGATTGCAGTAATGCAAGCCTACGAGAGTGGCAAGAAAATTAGAATAGATCATTACGGGGATATTCAATTTTGTTTAAAAAGTACACATGGCGATTTATGCTGGGATTGGAAAGATTGTGATTATAATATTGTAGAAGAATCTAAACAAGTTCCTTTTGATTTTAGCGATGCAATAAGTTTAATAAGCAGGGTATTTAAACACAAAAATAGCGGATATATCGGTATGTGTGTTTGGGTTGAAGATGCTATTTTATATTTAGGTGTAGTACCAATTGATTATAAAGAATTAGCAGGTAATTGGCTAATTTGGAACGGAGCATTGAATGAATGGCTACCATGCACTAAAACAGTAAACAATTAAAACAAAAATAAATTATGATTCTAGGAGACATTGCAATTGAGAACTACTTAAAACAAGGATCGGGTGTAATCGGTTACAAGCCTGAAAACATTAACCCAAACAGCGTAGACTTAACGCTTAACAGTAAAATGAGCGTGTATTCTAATTACGATTTAGATTGTCGCAAAAAAAATGAGGTTCAGCCAATTGAAATTACAGAGGAAGGATTTACTTTAAAGCCAAACATTGTTTATTTAGTTTCTACAAACGAAAGTATTGATCTAAAGCCGATGGAGTTTGAAAAGACTATTTGCAGTACAGGTACGAAATACAAGGCAAAAAAGGACATTTGCGCCAAGGTAGAAGGTAAAAGTTCGCTAGGTCGTTTAGGCATGCTTGCACACATAACCGCTGGATGGATCGATGCAGGATTTAAAGGTAGTTTGGTGTTAGAATTGGCTGTTATTCAGCCTTTACGCATCTACCCAAACATGAAGATTTGCCAAGTGGCATTTTACGAATGCACAGAAGTAAAAACCAACTACGGAGAAAAGGAAGGAAGCAAGTATCAAAACCAAGTCGGAGCGCAAGAAAGCAAAATGCACGAAAACTTTAAAGATATAGATAAAGATAAAAATGGGACTAGTAAATGATACTGTTGGAGAATAGTTTTGCTATATTTGAGTTCCTAATATTCAACCTAATGTTTAACCTAAATATTACTACTATGAAACGATAACGTATAGGCTAGAGTGGCCTTGAAAACTCAAGATATAAACATATAATATTGAAATATAATAAGGCTTAGACGTAAAAAACCTAAGCCTTAATTTTTACTAAAAATGGTGCACAATGTACCAGCTAAACATCAAAATAGAAAGCATAGACCCCGAAGTAGAATGCAACTCCGTTCAAGAATTCCACTTTGAAACGAAAGAGCAAATACTAGAAACTATAAGCCAATTTTTAGATCAAAATATAGTAGTGGAAATTAAAACAAAGAAATAATTTTAAAATATTGATTAATAATATTGTTTAATCAAAATAAAGAACTACATTTGTATATACAAAAACAGCAAGGAAATGGAAACTTTAGTAATAGCAAAACAAAAAATTTCAGAAGGCGCAAAGTTTAATGGCGTTGTTTATGGTAAAAACAACGGAAAGAACTTCACATTTCTTTTCATCTATTTGGATGGAGAATTTTTTAAACTTGGTAGTGTTTGGCAAAAAGAAGCCAGCGCAATGAAGAAAGAGTACGAGGATGCTTTAAACGCTACAGAGCCTGTAAAAATCGAAGTTTTTGAAAAAGTAGAATCAGTTTCTGCAAAATCGGAAATTTCTAACACAGTTACAGTATTTGCACAAACGTATTGCAACACAGAAAGAGCCAAAGCATTGGCCGATTTTCATTCTTTTTGCGAAGGCGAAGATTAAAAAAAAATAAACATTAAATTTTGATTATTAATTTTGTTTAATCAAAGTTTAGTGTTACTTTTACTATCAGAAACAAGGACAAAACTAAAAAAACATGAAAACTCTATTTAACTACAACTCGCCAATGTCTTTTGGAGCAAGTGCAATGCATTTCTCTGTAAGACAAACAAGCAAAAACCGTTTTGTTGCATTCGGAGGAACGCCACAAAACCCCGTTAAAACTTCCAACTTAGGAAGTTTATCGCCAGAAATTTTAGCAGAAATTGCAAGCTGTAAATCTTGCAGTGAAAATGCCGATTATCTTAAGTTTAACGTTTTAAACTTAGCGTATTGAAAGATAACCGAGGCGGTGCAGGAAGGGGGCAAGGAAACAAGCCACTTCCTTTTAAAACCCAGTTTGTGAAAAAAATCATAACGGGGTCAGATTTTAAACGATTAGCCAAACAGGGCGAATCATACGAGGAATTTTTCAAAAGGATCAAAGAAAAAATATTAAAAGAAATTGATAATATTTTGAAAAATAATATTGAATAATCAAAATATTATACTACCTTTACATCCAGATAACAGCAACGAAGCGGTTATTAAAACTCCACTCACATGGCAACTATCAAATTCACAACTCCAAAAACTCAAAGTTTCACAAACTATGGATTAGGTTTTGTAAATGTGGTAGCTGCTATTAGAAACGAAGAAGAAGTTCTTTGCTTAGTAGGTGAAGAAAAAGCATACCAACCTGCTGGTGGTAAAAAAACGCTTAAAAACATAATTGATACTTGCCAAGAAGGTGTAACATACTACTGGAAACCTATTTTTAAAACTTTGTAATGAATTACGCCATATTAGTACTAGAAAAGGAAAAGCAAGTTTTAGAAACTGCTTTAAAAAGTTGGTCTGAATCTGCAAAGAATGAATATTCAATTGCATACGAAAATCATCTTGTAGAATTAAAACAACTAGAAAAAGCCATATCATGTTTAAAAGTGCAATATTAGAAGGCGTAAGCGCATTAATACTTTGCGCATTTATGTTCGGTATGTTATACGTAATAGGAACCTTTTTACTCAAATAGCATGGAAGCTTTATTATTAAAACACCTAGCAACTAAGATACAAGAAGGGAAAATACAAGACTTCGAACAATTAAACGAAGTCTTAAAACCTTTTGAATTAAAAAGTACTAGAGAAAAAGACACGTACTTTGAAACTCTGTTAAACGATTTGGAACAAAGAAAACTTAAATTTCAAAACTAAGATTATGTCTGAAAGAAAAGAACACGGATCGAACAATCTCATTTTTGGATTGTTAGGCATTCTGTTTATTGGCCTTAAATTAACTGGCCATATTACTTGGAGTTGGTGGTTAGTAACATTGCCACTATGGGGCGGTTTTGCTTTAATGGTAGTTATTTTGTTAGTTTATTTCTTACTTGCTTATTTTCTTAAGTAAAAATGTTAGAACATCCAGTAGTAAAGTACCTCAAAGAAAAGCCTATCAATATGGATAAGCTAGAGGGGATAGTAGGCATCCCAAAAGGGACTTGTTTTAGGTTAGTAGCTAACAATTCGCTACGATCAAAATATTTCGTAACTTTACAGAAGTATTTCGAGAATGAAATGAAGTTTTGATATGGCAATAAATGGACAAGCAATAAAGCAAGATTTTAGCATTTTGGCCAAACCAGTCAAACAAGAAACTGCTTTGGCTGAAAAGAATAATCTAGTATGTTGCTTTGAAATGCCAGCACTAGCCGAAACTACAGAGACTTCAGAGTACAAGAATGATAAGCATTCTGTAATTTGGTTCTTCAATCAGTTATTTACAACTGGATCAATGTTTTTACAAAAAAGCGATGGCACTGATTATGTAACAGTAGATGATTTGGATTCAAACACATACGGAACGTTTTATGATTTCGGATTCTTTAAAAACAAGTACAATGAAAAGGCTATTGGTTATCAGTTGAAGTGGCGTAACGTACTACTAACTTGGGGTGAAGGAGACTATAGAATAAAAGTATCATCAACTCCCGCAATTGGTGCTGAATTTATTGACTATTCGTTTCAATTTTGTTTGAAAGAATATACAGACGAAAGAGCCAATTATACCACTCGATTTGATTGGAACCGTAACGGCCAATTTGGGGACTTGATAGATGATGAACGCAACAATGATTATGGTACTTTAGATTGGTCCAATCAGCTACGTATGCCAAAATCATTTTTTGGCCGACCTACTCAAGACCAAGAAAAGACATTCACAAAATATGCGAGTGGGGCAGAAATATGGACAGGTGACGCAAGGATAGAGAAGTATATTTGGATCGGGGACTCTTACCCTGCTTTCATGCATAACTACATCATGCGAAATATAACAGCAGGGGATAATATAAAGGTTACAGATTACAACCTACAGAACCCTAACACGTACCTTAACAAGAAAGTAGTTTATGAAAGCAATTACGCTCCGAATTGGGACAACACAGTAGACAAAGCAAGAATAGAAATTACATTTAAACAAGAATTCCAAAACCTAGTAAGAAAACGAGATTAAACAACGATTATGAAAAAGCTATTATTATTAATTACCATCGCATTAACATTTTCATGTGTAAAAAAAGAAAATGACCCTAAGCCAGTTGATCAGCAACAAATAGAAAATCCTGACATGGTAAAGGTGACTGTTTGGTCAAACAGGGTTAATTACACATACAGAAGAAAGAAACTTAGATCAGAATGGAAAGAAGACATAGTAACAAGCAAAACAGCGGTATTCTACGAAGAATACTGTGATTGCATGGATGGAAGTCTTAAATACACTAAATATGCCATGTTAGCGACTCACAAGCTATCAAAAGTAAAAGGTGATAGTATTAGTATTTTAATTCAATACAAAGGCAAAAAAGCGTATAACTTGAATGTTTCAGGAAATACATTTGCTTTAACTAAAATGATAGATTTGAAATAGTATGGCATACGATAAGGATGAGATATTTAAAAAGGCAAAAGACCTAACAATAGAACATAAACTGTTTTTTATTGAGGATATAGTTTCTATGCTCCCATGCTCAAAACCTACGTTCTATGAATTTTTCCCTTTAGAATCTAACGAACTTAACAAACTAAAAGAATTAATTGATACGAATAGGACTTCAATTAAAATTGGGCTTAGAAAAAAGTGGAATGATTCAGAAGCTCCAGCCTTGCAACTATCACTGTATAAGCTAATTTGCTCGAATGAAGAACGTAAAAACCTAAGCATGACTCATGCAGATGTTACCTCAGATGGCAAAGAAATAACTAGTTCATTGCCAGTAATAAATGTTTATAATTCAGCACCACCGATGGCAAGTAGTGAGGATGAAATTAATTAATGAATACTACACCTGTTTTTTTAGCTAATCGAAATTCAAAGGCAAAGGTTGTAATCAATCAAGGTGGCACAAGTTCAAGTAAGACTTATTCAATCGTTCAGTTGCTTTATTTAAAGGCAATCGAGAAGCCTAGACAAGTAATAACCGTTACAGGTGAATCACTCCCAAACTTACGCAAAGGCTCTTATAGGGATGCTGAACACATTTATAGCAATACTGATTTCGTAAAGGCTAATGTAGTTTCGTGGAATAAGACAGATAGGGTAATTGTGTTCAAAAATGGCTCTATAATCGAGTTCATATCTAACCTTGACGAACAAAGCGCAAAGAACGGAAAGCGTGATATACTTTTTGCAAACGAGGCTAACGGTATTAGTTGGGCTATATTTTGGCAATTAGCTATACGTACACGAGGTCAAATATTCCTAGATTATAACCCAACAACGCACTTTTGGGCGCATGAAAAGCTAATTGGAACAACGCCAGAATCAAACGATTTAAGTGCAACGGTTCAATTAATTATTAGTGACCATAGGCATAACACGTTCTTGACATTAGAAGATCATGCAAAGATTGAAGGAATTAAAGACAAGGAGCTTTGGAATGTTTATGCAAGAGGAAAGACAGGTAATTTAACAGGTCTTATATTTCCCGAATGGAGGATGATATCAAATGATCAATTCCCTAATGATTCACCATTTTGCGGTGGTCTTGATTTTGGTTATACTAATGACCCAACTGCAGGGGTTAAAAAGGTCAAGATTGGAAATAATATTTACCTTGATGAAATGTGCTATACTTCGGGATTAGCACCAATGCAAATAGCACAAGTATTTAGAGCGAATGGTTTTACGGCAAACAATATAATTTTTTGCGATCACGATCCTGAAATGATAAGAGATTTGAGGTTATTGGGTATACAAGCAGTGAGAGCCGAAAAAGGAAAAGGGTCAATAAACGCAGGTATAAGCCGTTTAAAGCAATTTAATATTTACTATACAGAACGAAGTGTAAATATTCATATGGAAAAAACAAGGTACATGTGGGCAAAAGACCCAGTAACAGGTAAATCTTTAAATACGCCAATAGATGCATTTAATCACATGATGGATAGTATAAGATATAGTGAAAGTGCTATAGGTCAATCTTTCTAAAGTACAATTTATTTTAATTAAGTCTTAAATTATACGTGGTTAAGACTAATTATATTGCATTTTATAAAGATTATTAGGTTTAATCAAAAATATTTATCTTTGCAAAAAACAAAATGAATTTAGAACTGCGCAAGGATAAAGTATTTGAGGTTAAGCGTGGGATTGTTCCTGCAATTAAATCTATGCTTTTTGGGAATGATTCACTAAACCCTCAACAGTTATTTGTACAGAATTTAATGGAAAGCCAAATAAGCCAAAACGCTTTCCAATTAATGCTAGGGTCGCACAGTTTTAACCGTAAAAGCTTACAATATTTAATTGAATATGGTTACGTTCAAAATCCTATAGTTTTTGGAATTGTCAATTCAATACTTTTTAAACAAGAAAATTTACAGTATTTGCCTTACTGGAAAGGGAAACCATACAAGTCTAAAACATTTAACTTAGATACAGATAAAGCATTTTTTAATTTACTTACCACTGGCACGGTTGTTTTTTGGGATCGTGAAACGATAGGTTTTGGCAAGCAATTGGAAGTAATAGACACGGCTAATTTACAAGAAACATATTTTAGAGGATTTGAATATAAGTACTTAGAAAAAGGAATTTATTACAATATTCCTTATGAAGATTTAATATTTATTTCGTTCCTTGATAATCCTTGTAATGCAAATGGACTTACTAATTTTGGGTTAAGTCCTATACAGGCTGCAATTATGCCAGTTGAAGCATTAAGGGAAATGTACACAGCCGATACGTCTTTGTTAAAAAATAAAGGTAATGAGTTACTTATATCCAGTGGGGATTCAAATATGCCTTTAGTTGGAGAAGAACAGAAGTCATTTGATGAAATATTTAACAGTAGAATACGTGGTGCAAGAAGTTTTGGTAAAGTGGCTACAACATCACAAAAGGTAGAAGTACACCAACTAGGCCGTACAATAAAAGAGCTTGCACTTTGGGATGGTTATAAGGTCAAGACTAGAGATATTTGCATAGCATTAAACTATCCTTCTACATTAGCAGGAGATACAGATGCAAGTACATTAGCCAATTACGAGCAGAGTCTAAAAGCTGCGTATACAGGTTGTGTGATTCCTTTAGCAAAAAAGATATTCAACAATAAGCAATTACAGGAGCGGTTGGGGTATGAGGTATTTATTGATACATCAAACGTTTATTGCTTACAAGAAGATCAATTAAAACGTTCTGAAAAGGCCAAAAACAATCAAACGGCTATAATCGAATTGAATACTAAGGTAAAAGATGGTACCATTACTAGAGATATAGCTACAAACATATTAATAGGTGAGTGGGGTTATGATGAAGAGGAGGCGCAAAAAATGATTAATACGCAAGAAATAATTACGCCAATAGTAATTTGATAAAATAATAGTACATTTGTATAACTAAACTTTGCAGGATAGAAACCTGCCAGTTTGAAAATGGAAAATTGCGTAAAGAAGTGCCTTGATGGTGCTGAAAAATGCTTAAATAATGTCACGTCAAAGAACGTTGACAAGGAAGCCTTGGTAGAATCTATCAAGGCTAAACGTGTTTTTATGGAATCTAAACTCGTAAGGAAATGAGGGTAGCTATTCCGAAGTTCAACACACAATCAGAAACGTTTGACTACCTACGTGCGAACAAAAAGAAGCTCATTGCTGAAAAGTGTTTAAAGCCGATCAAGCATGACTCTAATTACGGAGTTCACAAGGTAGCCGTTTCGAAATCACACGCACAAAAAGCAAACGCCCCACTTCCAGTAGAAGAGATTGAGGATGGCGAAATACAAGTTTCGTTAATCGGCAATACTTACAACTGGTGTGATTCACAGATGGATGTTTTATTTGCTGGATGTGCAACTAAGACAGCTAAAGAATCAGGGCCAAAAGGAAAAGACTTGATTTATCACTTAAAAGATCATGACACTTGTACGGATGATCGAATAGGGTATATCCAAGACATTTACGAGAAAGATTTCAGTTTGCAAGAATTAGGGCTGAATATGATAGGTAGTACTACATGTTTAGTTTTTGATTCTCTAGTTAAAGAAACTTTAGCTGAAAAACTTTATATCCAGTATGTAGATAAGAAAGTAAAACAGCATTCAATCGGGTTGCGGTATGTGAAAATATTCATGTGCATAAACGACCCGAACGATTCAGAACACTTTGCAAACTGGAATAAATACTTTCAGTTTGTTATCAACAAAGAAGTAATTACATCGGTAGGCTACTTTTGGGCTGTCACTGAAATAAAACTATACGAGGTTTCTGCTGTCCTTTGGGGTGCAAACGAAATTACACCAACATTAGAGGAAGAACAAAAAGAGATTGAGCCGATTAATGTCACTCAAAAAGAAGAGCCGCTTTATAGCACTCAAGATTCGATTAATTTCATAAAATCAAGAAAGTTTTTCAACAATTAAAATCAAGGAAAATGTTAACACAGGTAGAAAAAGAAGCGTTAATTGATGAGCTTGGTTCTGGTGCCGCTAAAAAGGTAGAGGGAATTATTGCATCTCATAACGAAAAGCTATCTTCTATAATTGAAGAAGCTAAGAAAAACAAAGGCGTATCTGAATCAGATTTGAAGCTAATCAAAGAATCTCAAGAAGAGGTTGCTTCAAAAATGGAAAAGGTAGCAAAAGAACAAGGCAAGGCGTTAGCTGATTTGCGTTCTGCTATTAATGTAGCAGGTGCGACAAAAGGAGATTCAATTGCCGAATTGCTTTCAAAGCAAAAAGACCAATTAGCAGATACGTACCGCAAGGGTCAAGGTACTGTTTCATTTGAGATTTTCCAAAACTCAAAAGGAGAAACTTACATGCGCCCTCACGATACGGCTAAAGCTGCTTATTCGCACGGTACTATTGATGACATCGATAACGGTGCAAACGTAGCCTCAATTGCGCAAGCTTTGGATGCTGCAAGTATTCTGCGCATGGGTGCTGATGCTGAAATCGTTTCTCAATATCGCAATTCGCCTTACATCTTTGAGCTTTGCAATACCATCACAACTAACAACAAGTTTGCTATTTGGATGAATGAGCTTGATAAGGAAGGTGCAAGTGATACAGTAGTTGAAGGTGCAACCAAACCAGCAAGCCAGTATTTCTACCAATTGAAATCAGACACTTACAGAAAAGAAGCGACTTTGCTTACTTTCACTGAAGAGTTTGATATGGACTTCACAAGATTGCAACAACAAGCTGTTTTGTCTGCTAAAACAGATTTGACAAATGCAATCAATGCCAAAGTTCAAACTCGCTTATTTGCTGCTGCTACTGCTTACAATACAGGAGCAACTTTTGCACCGTTAATTTTGGATGCGACTCCAAACGATTTCGATGCTATCGCTGCAATGGCTGCACAAGCTGACTCGACCACATTTGGTTCGGCACGTTCGAACGCTGCTTTGATGTCTGCATACAAAAAATATGCAATGGGATTAATTAAAGACGAGCAAAAGAACTACCTGAACGCTCCAAGTGTAATCAACCCAATTGCAATGGTTGGCAATGCTGGCGTTGGTGCTGATGATGTGATTGTTGGGGACTTCAAACAATACAACATCTTGCTTCGTGGTGGTCTTATCATGAAGGTAGGATACAACGGTACCAACTTTGCTGAGAATAAATTCTCGGTCGTGTTGGAGCAATACTATTTCGACTATATCTCTAGCATCCGTGCGAAAGCGTTGGTGAAAGGTACTACGTTCGCAACTGTTAAGGAGGCTATTAAAACTGTTTAATGGCTGGTAAAAAAAATACTAATGGCTCTCCTGAAATAGTGGAGAGCCAAATAGTGCCTAGTGTAGATCAGGTAGATGAAAAGGAAAGTATAAAAGAAGTAGAGATAAACTTTACAACCGAAAGCAAACCTTTTACTAATCCTAATGATGTTGAGTTTTTGGTAGAATACAGTAAAGACTATAAAGGCAAAAAGATTATGCCAGAAGGAATCACGATTGTATCAAAAGAAACGGCTGAGTTATTTGAATCTAGGGGAATGGGAATCAGAGTTAAATAACCATTAAATCAAAAATCTAAAATCAATCATGAAAAATCTATTATCATTAGTCTTTTTGTTTTGTTTGTCGTTTGGCGTAATGGCTCAAACTGCAATGACAGTTTCAGGTTCACCAGTAACGAATACTGGAACGGCTACCGTTACATCTACTATTCTAAATAGTTATGAAACGGCTACAATTCAAGCGGTGTTTACTAAAACATCTGGAACGTTAGGCGGTACGGCTACTTTGCAAGCAAGTTTAGATGGTACTAATTATGCTACCGTTGCTACTGCTGCTACTGTTGCTGGAGCTGCTACTTATACGGTTACCGATGTTGCAAGTCAAAGCGTAATTTTCATTATCAACGGAGCCCCTTATAAATATTACAGGGTAAGTTGGACAGGTACAGGTACAATGGTTGGTACAATAGCTGCTTATATCCTTCCTAAGTAATAAATATGGGTTTACTTATCGTAAAGTCTGATTTTGTTGGCAAGTACGCTTTAGCTAGCAGCACAAAAGGCAATGACAATATAGACGCTTACATAGCAGAATATGAGGAACAAATCCTTATTGATTTGCTAGGGGTTGAGTTGTTTGAGTTGTTTAAGGCCGATGTGAATAGTGGCACAAAAAAGCCTAATACTGACATATATCTAAAACTTTACGATAGGTTAAACTTCGAGTATTGTAATCGTTTACTTACTTCTTTTGGGATTAAAAACATCTTGCTTTCGATTATTTACTTCTACTATGTTAGAGATAACAAGGTAAAGCAAACGGTAAATGGTGACGTGAATATTCAGACGGAAGTTTCGCAGCCATCCGACCAAACATACCTTTTATTGCGCTACAATGAGGCTATTATGTCTTATTCAGTAATTCAAAGGTATTGTTTAGAAAACGAAACAGATATTTACCCAACTTTCAAAGGCACTTACAAAAAAATAGCGAGTTTGATATGATAGACAACCCGATTGATATTATTCGTGACTTAGTTTCTCAATTAACAATTTGGGTTACGGTTCAATCGGTTACTGATAACGGAGATGGAACGTCAACGCTACTTTCAAAAGATACAAAGTATTTGAATAGTGGAATGACAGTTAAAGTTATTGGTATTGAATATACTGTCAAATCAGTTGTAAAGGATGTTTCATTTGTATTGGACGGTGTCCCATCTTTAGGATTAGTAGAAATAGAACCTCCTAAGTTTTGGCATGGTACTGTTTTAGAAACGAATAAAACATTAACTGGAATAAAAGACATGGCGGACAAAATCCCTATGATATTTTACGTAAGGTCATGGCGTTCTAAAATACAGGAAATTGACAATGCAAATGAAATGGTACTTGATGCTAGGCTTCTATTCTTAACAGAGGATAACTTTAGTTCTTTTGACCCTGATAAGCGAGATGATGAATGTGTAGTGCCAATGAATAGGCTACATTACTACTTTGTCGAAATGCTAAGAAAGAATAAACAGGTCGGAACAATTGACTCGTATGGTCTTGATAGTATAGACAAGTATGGAGTTGTAAGCGCAAAAGGTGCTGAAAAATCTTTAGTAGACGCCCAATTGAGCGGAGTAGATTCTTCGATTACAATACCAATAAAAAGAAATTATCAGTGTAAATGTTAACAATTAAAAGATACTAAAATGCCAGAGATTTGTTCGTGTGAAACAGTGATGGGTAACACTGGTTTACCATCTTGTTACAAAGCCTTAACAGTTGCCACAGGGATATTTATGACTCCAACTTATGCCAATGATGGCACTAAGAATGTTATAGATACGACTGATACAATTGATGATGCGTACATTACAGCTGCTGTTAATAACGCAGACCAATCAAAAAGATGGTACCCACTTCAAAAGTTGAACAACGTAACATCGGAAAGGGCAGAGCCTACTTTCGATACACGTTCTGATGGAGGCCGTGCTAAAGTAAAAGATGGTATTCGTACGTTTAACTTCGAAATTTGGGAAGGTGGCGCACGTCTTAAAAAGATGATAGACAAAGGGGCGTGTCGTGACTTTTCTTTCTTTATTATCAACGAAGGCCGTATAGTTGGATTAGATGCTACTGATCTACAACTAGAATTGACTCCTATCAGGATTGCAAAAGATTCTATAGTAGCTAATTATCTTATTGCAACTGACACAACAGTCGAGAAGATTGCAGTTTCATTACAATTTGATCAAAGAGAAAACGATGGTAGTTTGTCGTATGTAGAAGTTGCAGATGATGCCGATTTGACTGACTACAAAGGTCTTTTAGACATCTATTCTGAGATTGTAGCTAATACTTTAACTACAATAACTATCAAACTGTTTAACAAGTATGGTCCTGCTAATAACAAGAATGTACTTACTGGATTGGTTGCTGGAGATTTTGCGCTAATGGATATTACAGGTTCGCCAACGGCTATAACTGTAAGTTCGTGCGCTGAGAGTCCAGATGGTACGTATCTGCTTACTTTCACGGCACAAACAGAAAGTGATGTGGTTCGTATTACTCCTACAAAAACAGGTTACGACTTCTCTGCTGTTATTGCTAATACTACTATCCTTACAGCATAATGAAGATAGGGAGAATAAGCTTTAATGTTGCAGCGATAGCGGACATTTCAGAACAAGATTTCTATGCGTTGGTAAAGAACAACATCGACATAGATAAAAATGACGCTTGGAAGCAATTCCAAAAGGAAGCGGAACCATTCAAAAAGAAGGTTTCGAAGGCTGTTCATATTCAAGATAAGGTTTAATTATTCGTTGTTTAAGTTGGTTAAAAAGCCCCTACACAATAGGGGCTTTTTGTTATATCCTTACTTTAGTTTTTTATACAATTCGAATAAATCTACTATTGCATTAAAAGATACCATCGAAATTAACCCAATAAAATAACTCCACATATCATAATGATAAGAAGGTATATTGTGATGAAAAAAACAAGCTAACATACTTGTTGTTACTATTTGTACAATTAACGCTATAAAATATTTCATAATTTATACATTTTCAGTTATTGCCAATCTTACTATTTGCTTTGTATCTGTCAATACACGACAAAGAAGCTTAATACTTCGATGTATTTTATCTCTCTTTTCTAGTTGTAATTCTGTGGCTGTTTGCCAATCGGAAACATTCAATTCATTTCGTATTTCATCAGCTACGCTTGTAATGTACTTTTGAAACTCCCTAACATTACCAAATCTTGTAAATAATGCTGCGCTCATTTCTTTATAGGAATCGCCAGAATCATTTCTAAACTTTATAAGGTGGTCAAATATCCACTCATAGACTTCTAATTTTAGTTTTGGATTAATTGCCAGCGCAATATCAATAAATACTAAAGGATGTACCCACGTTTGAGCCGATCGGCCACGGCCAGTAATAATAGCTTGTCCATACTTTTTTTCAACCTCTTCTTTAAACTCTAAAAATGAAGCCCCTTTTAGATAAAGTGATAGGTTAAAATCTCCTAAACCATGTTCACGTCTAAACTTATCACCAGCATTTACTAATTCAGTTGCACTAAAAAATTGACTTTTACTTTTTTGTGATATTTGGCAACCAAATAATTCACGCTTCATTATTACTTCTGTTTCCATATTATATAATTTATGTACAAATATAATACCTTTATTGTAATATATATAATTAATAGGCGTAAATAATATAATTTATTACTTAAACAGTTGTTATATTTGTACATGTTTGGCGCACTAAAAAACCTATGCAACAATATACTTGCCTTGGATGAAAACGAGGTTGTAATGTCTGCTATAAAGAAGCCCGAAATAATAAAGCACATAATTTACTTGAATGCTTTTGATCAGTTGTTTTTAGGCGGTTTAAACGTAGATGGCGAGGTGGTAGGGTATTATCGTGGTACTAGTGAAATGATGGCCGATGGCGAATCATTTACATTCAACGGACTAACGAAACGTAAAATACAAGGCGATGCTTTTTTCTTTTATAATACAGGTACATTCCTGAAATCATTTAGCGTAAACATCAAAAAGGATGGCTTTACGATCAAGGCTAATGATGAAATAGATGACAAAAGATTTAATACACTTACTGAAAAATTTGGACAATTAGTCGGTTTAATGGATGATAGTAAAACAGAATTGGGCAAAAAGATTTTACCATTGGTGCAAAAATTTGTACTTACAGAAATGCTTAAGTAAGTACCATGCTTCTATTCGAACTTTGCCAATGTGGAACTGGATTTGTTTCTCTGAAAATGGCGAGTTACATTATCTTTTAAAGAGTTTGTCGTATGTAAACGTTGCAGATGATCGTGGTAAGGTAGATTTTGCAGGTCAATATGCTTACGAAAGTATTCAAGATGAAATGATTAATACGTTTGGTATTTCGCAGGAATACTTAACTGTAATGCAAGCAAAGATTCGAATTGAGAAAATGTACGCTAAGTATTTAGCAGGTGATAAGGCATTAAAATTATTAATTACAATCGAAGAAATAGAGCTAGAAAAGCTGGAAAAAGCACCTACAAAGGTAGATTTACAAGAAACTTTATTTCAAATTGAACAAATTCAAGGGGTTAGGTACAATCCTAAAGAAATAACCGTGTATGAATTCTATAAATTGGCTAAATTAGTGTCGAAAAAGTAGTACTAAACTTTGTCGGATAACACCGACCAGTTGAGCCATGGCCGAAAGCGATATTATAAAGGGTACCGACCTGATTGAAAAGGGGTATCTGAAAGATGCAACAAAGGAAGCTAAAGAGTTATCGGATACGATCGATTTGCTCACGTTGTCATTTACCAATCTTATTAAAGAACAAAAAGAAGGATTGGCTAATATTAAAAAGATTGGCAATACTTCCGATGCAAAGTCTTTAAAAGAAACGGCCAACGAACTAAAAAAAGTCACTGAAGCACGTAAAGCAGCGCAAAAAGTAGAAGCTGATTTGGCTAAAGCTAAAGAACAGCAAGCAAAACAAGCCGAAGCGCAAAGAAAAAAAGACCTTGCAGATATGCAAAGGCAAGAAAAGGCAAACGCTAAAGCACAAGCCGATGCCGAAAAAGCAGCTAAACAACGTGAAAAAGAAATTAAGCAACTAGCTGAACAATCACGGGCGTACAATGTTGCATCTAAGCGTTTAAATGAATTACGTAAAGATTACAAGGATTTAGCAATAGCAGGCCAAGGAAGTACACAAGCTGCAAAAGATATGCTTGCGGAAATCCAGAAGCTAGATACAGAATTAAAAGAAGTAGATGCAAGCGTAGGCCAATTTAATCGCAACGTAGGAGATTATAAGAATCAAGTAAAGGAAGCTATTAATGAAAGTGATTTATTTACAAAGTCGCTTGGTGGTATGTCTGAATCAAGTCAGATTATTATTCAAGGATTTTCTAAACTACAAAAGGGTTTAGTTGGAGTAAAGAATCAGCTAAAAGAAACAGAAGGGGGTGTTAAAAAAGTAGGGCTTACACTAAAAGCAGCTGGCATTGGCCTTTTGATAACTGCTTTGGCTTCTTTAGGGGCTTTCTTTAAAGGGAGCCGAGAGGGGGGGCGGGAATTTGCGTTGATTATTGCCCGTGTTTCTGCTACCATTTCAGTTTTAGTAGGAAATCTTTCAAAGGCTGGGAAAGGAATACTAGGATTAGGCGTAGCCATCAAGCAATTCTTTTCGGGAGACTTTACCGATGCTTCGAATACAGCAAGTGAAAGCATAGACAATATTAAAAATGCATTTGATGGCACTACTGAAAGAATTAATAATGTAGTAGATGCAACGGTTAAGCTTACAAAAGAAACTTATGAGTTTGAAAATGCATTAAGACAATTAAATCTTACGCTTTTAAAATCAAATCTTGACGAAGAAGATTATAATGAAATAGCTGGAGATACTACACGCACATTAGTAGAACAAAAACAAGCTTTACAAGATGCTGCAAAAGCTAGGTTAGTATCCGCTCAAATATCTGCTAAGATTGCAAAAACAGAGCAAGAATTAGCATTTAAAGGAACGCTTGCAAAGCTAGAATCAATGCAAGTTTCTAAAGAAGAAATTGAACTAATTAAAAAGCAAGGAGCTGAAAGATTGGTTACTAGTAATTTTGCTGAAAAACTAGATCAACAAGAACTAGACGCTTTAAACGAAAAAGTAAAAGCAAACATAAATGCACAAGATGCACTTGCAGATTTACCACGCCAAGAAGCACAAAGAAGGAGAGATCAAATACAAAAAGAAACGGATTTTCAAATTGAATTAACACGATCTAAAAAATTAGCAGCAAGCAGCGAGTTGGCTATTCTTGCTAAACAAGTTGCAGACGAAAAAATACAATTAGAAGAAAGGCGAAAGATTAGAGAAGAGCTTAATCAGGCCGAAATAGCTACACAGCAAAACCAATTTGATATATTCAATAAAGGTATTGAGGAAGAAAATAAGATAAACGCAAAAGGAGACGCAGAATTAAAACAGCGTGTTGATTTCCGTTCGTTAGTAGCCGAAAAAGATGAGGTTATTTTGGCTGAAAGAATCAGGAAACTAAAACTTTCAGAAGGTCAACAAATCATAGTTGCTAAAGTAGTTAAGGAAGCGCAATTACAAGAAATTGCAAATAATGAAATTATAGCAAAGCAAGATGATGAAGAATTGGCAAGAAAAGAAAAGATAGCTCAAATTGATCGTGAAATATTAGCTATTCAAAAGCAAACAGAAATAGAAACGGTTACATCTGTAAAAGATGAACGAGCTAACGATCTAAAAGAACAAAATGGAATTATACTTCAAAACGAAAACGTGTTCAATCGTAAATTAATTGAGGAACGTAAAGCAACATT